CATTTTGGCATTTAAAAATCTGTCATCTTTAACCTTTTCCTGTATTTTCATGTATCGCTTATACTGCTGTAGCGTTATGTCGTTTAGAGAACTTGGTATTTTGATTTTCACTTTCATATATATATAACGTATTTAATTGGGTTTTTTATAGTGTACTGTATTATAAAAAAAAAGCAGCTATTTCTAGCCACTTAATTTTCAAGGGAATCACACATTATCTTAAATCTGCTTCAAAGCATGCGTAAGAGCAAACGCCTTTATCCTCATGCATAGGTTTGCCGCACATGCCACATTCATATTCCGGCTGCTCGTGAGGGTTTAAAAAGTCATCCCAGCTCATATATCAAAGATTACAGTCATTAATATTCTACCAATAAAATAGCTAGGTATTACTATTAGCATTATGCCCTCTAGTTTTTTAAACTGCTTTCCTAGCTTTGCAGCTCTACTTACTTTTTTCATTTGTTGTATTTTTTATATAAGTCTCTTAAATAGTTGTATTGCTCTGTTTCGTTATTATAGCAAACTAGATAATGCTTTTTAGTTATTTTCTCTATTACTGGAAATAGTAAACCGCCTACAGCTGCATCTATCCTTTTTAAAGCTCTTACGTTTAATGCTGCATAAGGATTGAATTTAATACTGTTATTATAACTAAGCAGATGTAAGGCCTCAAATATTCTCTGTGCTCTTTTAACGTCTATCTTATAGGTATTATTTCTAAGTGCTATTTTTATGTTAGTACAGCTAGCATTCTCGTGCAGTAAAGCTATAGCGTTAATCTTACTCATCTTTTTATTAGTATCTAAATTCCATTGATTAGCTATTCTTAAAGCCTTACTACAGTCTTTATTTCCTTTAAGTGCATTCTTATTACAGAAATCTAAAGCGGTCCATTTCTTACTGATTTGTAGTTGGTCTATATTCTCTTCGCTTGTATCTTGAGATATAATATAAGCGATTGGTATATTAAGCTCTTTAGCAGCTTGTAGTCTGTGCTGGCCATCTATAATAGATATATTCTTATTTACTAAAATAGGCATTTGTAAACCAATATCTTTAATTGATTCTTTAATCCTTTGCAGGTTTTTGCTGTCTAAATCTCTATTGCCTATTACTTTGTTGAAGATTGAGTAGCTACTTGTAGTTCTTATTTCCATGTTTTTAGTTTTGATTTATATTAGGTTTGTGTATTTTAAATTTCCTTCTGATGCTGGCATAAGTGCTGAGGCTTTTCTTGAATTTGATAATAATGTAGTGTAAGTATCTGCACCCCATTGTATAGGTGTGTGAGATATTCTAACACCTATAAATTCCTCATCTTCATAAATATCAGTTATAACTCCTGTTACTGTTTCTCCTGTATTTACACAGCTTACTTTTCTACCGATTAAATCTTTACTTACTTCTGATGCTTTCATTTGTTCTGTTTTTAGTTATTAATTATACTCAAATATAAAACAAATAAACTTATAAACAAAACATTTAATAACTTTTATTTAACTTATTGTATATTTTCCAAAATTAGGTCTACTTAATATAGAGTAGGTAGCATAACGACAGGGGTCGATAATATGGTTGTGCTTATCCTCCGGTATGTTAACCAGCATTCCTGTTTTATCCTCACGCCATTTATAGTTCCTAAATTCCTGTATTGCATTATGTGAGCTGGATAGTATATGTATTTTGTACCTCTTCAGTAAATCAATACCAGCATTAATAGAGTCTTTACCTTTAACACTTGGGAATATATTATGGCCCATTCTACGCAGCTCTGCTATAAGTCTAGGTTCTGCACTATCTGCATATATAGGATTACTAGATAGTCTCTCTTCTTTTAAGAATATGTCTATGTCGCTTGTAGTCATTTGAGTTCGGTAGAGATGCTCTTTGATATATAGGTTATGGTCCTGAGTGTAAACAGATACCAATGTGCTAGGGTCATTCGAGTACCCAAAATCCATTCCGTATGCGATGAGGTTTGCATGTATTGGAATTTCTGTTATTTCATTATATTTAAATATAGTGCTCCTGCTAGCTGTCCTTTCGCCTAGGCCATATACCTGCCAGTATTGCTCGTCAGTTTCTTTTAGCCTTTCAATTTCTGCTATAATAGAATCCTCTACAAATGGATTATCTAAATAGGTAGTTTTAAAAAAAGCACAGTCAGGCCTTGTAATGACTTTATCATATATCCAATGATACTCGTCAGATGGATTAAAGTCTAGTATTATCTTATCCTGTGTTCTAAATAAGAGCTGCTGCCAGTCCTCGAAATACAGCTCATTAGCTTCATTGATAAATAGTAAATCTCTTTTACGACCTCTAATCTTTTGTGGCTGGTCTAATGATATAAACTCCACTAGGTTTCCAAATAAGCTATATTCAGAGTTTGACCTATTATGGAAATTCTCACTATAGATACCATGCTCTTTTAAAATAGTCATAAAGTCCCTAAGAACTGTAGCTCGTAAACTTGGAAATGTCTTACGACAAATGGTTACTATCTTGTTATTTTTTTTAGTACAATACTCAAAAATAATCCACAGTAGAATATTATAGGTTTTACCGGAACGTGTACCGCCCTGTTCTACTATAATCTTTTTATCATTCTTTACTAGATGCTTATAGACTATATTAGTCTTTATCTTTAGTTGAGTCAATTATCTCTATTTGAAAGTTAGTAGGCATTCCCTCTGCTCCTGTTATTTCCTGTCTTTCTATATAACCTCTTCCTTTGCCTTTTGTCTTTAAATAAAAGATAGTAGCAGCTGTAGAGTTTTCTGATATTTGATGGTGCAGCTGGGACTCTGCAAAATCCAATGCTACGTTTTCTATTTCCTTTACATTTTTAGCAAATTCGTCATCTTCTTTTAGCCACTTGTAGTAAGTGCTTCTAGGCGTGTCAGAGCTCTTACATGCAGCTGTAACAACTCCTAGGCTTTGTTCTAATGCTTTTAAGAGTGCCTCCTTTTTTATGTGTCTACTTTTGTTCATATTGATAGTATTATTACAATTAAAAGGCCACCAAAAGCTATAGCTGAAACTTGTATACTGGATGTGTACTGCTCATCGCTACGCCCTTGCCTAGACCTGTACTGTCGGATTTTTTTTAACTTATTGTTTTTCATATACTTATATAACGTATTAATTCGATTTATTTTGCCAGCTAAATGCATTAATAATCAATTTTAGTTTATCCTTGAACTCATAGAATCTCTCATCCGGTACTGTCAGGACCATTTTAACTAAAGGATTTTTCTGTATTTTCTCGAGGTCTAAGTATTTACTTTCTAAAGCGTTGTATTTATTTTCTAAGTAGTTTACTTTATCTATCTCATCGTAAGGAATACGAGACTTAAATACAAATGTATTTTCGAACTCTGTAAGGTCTTTATTATCTCGTTTGTATATAGGAAACATCTTGACTAAATGCATAGCTGAGGCGTGGTCCATATTCTTTCCCTGTGAGTTAAAAAAAGATGCTATATCTTTCCAGCGCATGTTTAGTTTCTCTCGAAGTAAATAACAAACTAAGGCCCTGTTTTCTACATAGGGCCTCTTTCGTGTGTTTTCGTATATGTCTATATTAGATAATTTTTTGATTTTGTTTCCTATATCTAAGGGTGTTAACTCTTGGTTTTTCTCTTCCATTATTCGGTTCTTAATTTAAGAAGGTTATAGCATTCTATATATTTTAGCTTAGCCTTTCCTTTATATTGTTGTTTAAAAAGTTCGTATAGTTTTTTAGTGTATTGGTATTTAGTTTGGCAGTCATCAAAATATCTTTCTGCAAATCGCTTGCCTTTGCCTTTAAAGAAATTGACATTGTCTGCTGTGTCTCCTACTATCATTTGCTCATAGAAATTATACAAGGCCTCATCCTCTGTTATATCTAGGACCTCTTTATGTTTATAGTGATAGTTATACATTAAGCAGGGAAACTGTTTGTAGTCTTTATCTATTGAGACTATCATTACCTCATCCCTACCTAGGTCTTTTGTAAGCTCACTCCAGTATCTAGCTACTAAGTCATCGGTTTCAATACCAAATCCATATATGCTATCGTATTGGGTTTTAACATAGGCGTGCATTTCGTGTAGTAATGGAGGAAGCTCTTGCTTTTTTCTATTTGCTTTATATTCTGTATTGAGTATTTTTCTGAAATTACCTTTAGAGCCATTAAATGTTATGACTTTATCTACGCTATACATATCCTCTAAGTGATTTATTATTGACATGTACTGCTCATCGAATTTATTACGTGCATCAGCTATATCGGTAAAGTACTTTTCAGCATCCGGGGTTTCTCTTTTCTTATAACAGCTGGCAAATATTAAGCTGTCTGCATCTACTAGTAATATCATTCTGTTGTTTCTTTACGAATTATTTGCCCTTCTAAATCAACGATTACATAATTATGTGCTCGTAAAAGTTCAATCGCTTTATTTATTTCTTTTGCTTTTTGACGATAATGGTCGAATATTTCGCTTTCAAATGCGTTAGGTTTTTTGTTCATATTTTTTTTAATGAAGTTTTAAGACATTCTAAGTGCATCTGCTGCATCTTATTATTTTCTTTGACAACTTGGTTAACTATAAACGGTAGGTCTTTAAATAGGCTCTCTACGTTAATTATTATAGATTTTTGCTCTTCATAATCTCCATAACCTATATGCAGCTCTCCATCTGAGCAATGT